AGGCACCAGGAGATACATGGTAGGCAGACACACCGAGGAGCCGACCAAGTCCCACCAACTGAAAAGTGGTAGTTGGCAGATGTCAGAGGGCAAACAGGAATGGCTCACACCTGAACCATTGACGGGTGTTGAACTCGAAGAATGGCTCACAGAATACTCAAATTCTCATCAATAACCTAGCACAAAATATTTTTTTTGGTACTCTTAAAGGTCGTAGACCAAATGTGGTAGTTTTACTTTGGTGCCAGTCATCTAAATAATTCAAGTTTCGAAAGAAACTTTTTAATCAAGGGAGGTCCAACATGGATTATCTTAACAAAGTAAAAGGATGGGCAAAAGGAATTGCCGACGTAGGAGTATCATTGATTGCGTTGGGGATTGTTTTAGAAATCCTTTTCAAAGGTCAAGGTATTCCGTTCTGGCCAAACGTTTCTGTTATTGGAAACGTCCAGGACGTACTGAAAGGCTTTTCTGATCAAGGTTTGATCGGATTAGTTGCAGTTTGGATTTTATATCATATCTACAACAGAAAATAATATAACAATCTAGAAATACGATAACCTCGAGAGTGGTGTGAGCCATCACGTTTGCACCACTCTTTTTTCTACACATTTAATTGCTGTAAAAATTTGGTAAATACTATCAGTTCAAACGTGCTTTTGCACACTGCAAAAGACTTATGCGGATAACCACCGCGTAGCCAGGAGAACTGGCATTGGACTCCTAAAAGGAGAAACAAAATGGGAAGACCAATCAAATCGAGTAAAATGGCTGGAACATCATCTGGTGCCGCAGGACAAATCGCGGTTACGGCTTACAGAACATCAGGTGCATCATTGACAAACTCTACTACGGCTTATCTTATAAGCCAAAGAGGATCTAAATTATTCAAGATCTCTCTAGAAGATTCGTCAGAAGGTGTATACTGTCTGAAAGCAGTTGCGCCAGGATCATTATCTGCAACTCCACCAAATGGATCAGCAGGTGAATTCTGCGTACAAGGTATATTAGATGACTCAACTGTTGTATATGTGGAAAGATTCTACAACAACACAGTTCACTATGTTACTGCCGGCGGTGCTTCAGGTGTAGGCAAGTATCAACTCAACACTGAGGGTACTGACGAAGCCAAAGTATCAGGCGTGGTTAACATCGACGTTATCACAGACCAATAATACTCACACGTGTTTACTGAAGGGGGAGTTTTTGCACTCCCCCTTTTCTTTATAAATAACAACAAATGGCAAAAACAGTTAGAACATCAGGAGCATACACGCTAGAACCAGGATCTGAAGTAGTAACACTTAAGAACGGTCTATTATTCACGCCAGTGGCATTTGCGAATCTGCCATCAAGTCCTGCAATGGGAATGGTTGCTTTCTTGACGACAGACGGTGCAGGAGCAACTAAAAACAAATTGTGTTACTATGAAACTGCCAACAATAGGTGGAACTACGTAGATGACAACAGTGCAGTGGCAACATCATAATGAGATATAAAGAGATAGACATCAACATCAAGGCCATCCCTGACAAAGAGGACGAAGCAATCTTAAATCAACTTATTGGATCAAATAAAGCGTCTGTGCAGACAGACTCCGATGACAAAGAGCCGGCCTCAGATAACAGCGACAATCCAGGCAAGGTAGCATCGGATGACCCAACTACGGTTCCATCAGTTTATCCACAGCAACAAGAATTAGAATTAAAAAAACAAGAAGCAGGAAAAGACCTAGGACAGTTTGACAACATAAATCAGGACGCCGACGAATCTGCTCCTGATCAAGAAGTAAGAAAAGACGAACCTTTGGTGCAACAGCCAGAGACCACAGGTGGAGACAATCCTGGAGTACCCAAACAGTTTGGCAAATAGGGAGTAGCCAATGGCATTTAGAAAACTAGTAGGATCTTACAAAGATTACGATTTATCATCACACGTTCTAGAAGACGGCTACCTTGCAGTTGATGTAGACTCAGGAAGTTTAAAACTAGGTGATGGTTCCACAGCAGGTGG